CAGAGCGACACAGAAATAAGAAAACCCTCGCAATGCGAGGGCTTTTTTATTACTTTTCAAACCTATTAGGCATTACTATTGCTGCAATAAAATAAGCAATAAGTACTGCGGGACAACATACGGCAAGTAAAGCCGTACCAATTCTTACAAGACTTGTGTCCCATCCAAAATATTCAGCGAAGCCACTACATACTCCGCTGAGTTTCTTATCTGTTCCTTTGTATAACGTTTTGTACATATTAAATTAGTTTTTAAAATACCATTCATTTTTTGCTAAAAGTTCTTCAACTTCATATTCTTTCATCCCAAAATGCATTGTTAATCTTCCATTTTCGGGATATTCTGTTAAGTTTTCAATATCAATCCAAGCCAACGCTAAAATACCATATGTTGCATATTCCATTGAATAACAAGATGTTTCTTCCAATGTCTTTAAAGGTAAATTGGTCCTAACTCGACGAGTCTTGGTATAAGTTGAATCATCAGGGGTTATATCTCCGTTTGCTGACGGAACATTAACATCCCAATCAGGACCCCACACAAAATCAGGAGTGTCACTAAAGAAAAAGTCATATTCATAAGTACCATTTGTGTTTTTACATATTGGCTTTACATAAACTAATACTTCGTTTGTCATACCTTAAAAATTGTCGTCATCAAAATTATCATCATCTTCCTCCTCATCTTCATTAATAGAATTGATAAGGTTATCTATGGCGCTATCGTCACCTTTTTCAACTTCTTCTACATCGAAAAAAGATATACCAATTGATTTTAGTTTTTCTTCTACTTCTTCAAAAGGTGTTCCAAATTTCAAAAAAAATGGTTTATCTTCAAGTAATAAAGTGTCCTCATCTATTTCAGAGAAAATCAATGGAATTATTCCGTCTATGCAATCTTGCATTGAAAAACAATAATTGCGTTTTGCAATAACCATTTCTCTTGGGAAAATTGCTTTTGCTTGCCTTGTTAAGGCATTTATATCGGCTTGAAGGTCAGGAATAATAGCGGATGGGGTTACATTGAAATACTCTCCCCATATCGTTTCTGTATCTAAAGTAAAATCGAAACGATAAATATATCCCCCGTCTCGTGTTCGTCCTATTTCGTCAATAAACCCTAAAAATTCATCCATATCTTATCCTTTTTTAAAATTTAACACACCAATTTCCCAAAATTTATAGGTTTTTTCTTCTTGTGACGTATATGTTGCGGGGCCAGCTTGTACTGCAAATGCACGATAAAAAACATCTTTCCCACGATACATAAATCGAGAATTTGGAATATGTTTGGTGACATAATATTCACCTTTTTTCATCCTTTTTCTAATGAAAAAACCTTTTATGGAGTAATATGCTTTAGTTATTCTCTTTATCATCTTTCTTAGTAAATAAATATGATATTAAGGCACATATTTCACCGTCTGAATCTAATTTTTCACTTGTGCCTAAGGACCAAAAACCTTGTCTTAGTGCTTCGTATGTAGTTGCAATAAAGCGGCATAATCTATGTGGGCTATAATATTGAGAAAGGCCGCCACTCTGCACGCATCTTCTAATAATTGGATAAACAAGTACTTCAATATATTCAGGGTATCTCTCTTTCGTATTTACAAGATACATTGACATTTCTGTCATTTTTGCGGCGGTTTCTTTCTTTATGCCATCATCTAAACCTTCAAGAAAGCCAAAATCTTCCCACATTTTTATACTTTCTTCTTCTGTTAGTTTAATATTAAATATGCTGTTTAATAAACTGTTTCTCATACTATATTTCTTTATTTGCTAATAATTCTTCAAATTCATCAAACGATATAATGTTTAATGCAGCATTACTTATACATTCTTTTGAGAAAATATCCTCATAAGACACATTATCATCGAATGTTTCATTCTTCTTCTTAAAACTTTTCATTTTCTGAATAACACATACTCCCATATCGGTGTTAATCGTATAATATTTTATACCTGTATAAAGGGTATTTAATTTCAAAATGCTTCGAAATACTCCACCTGTCCAACATTCACTTTCTCTTTTATCTAATGAAGCCTCCTTATTTGGTGGTAAAGAATCGTGCAATACAATTCTACCATTTTCAGTTAATGCTAATAAAGAGTTTTCAATATCTTTGGTTACTTGTTTTTCTGTGTGGTCCCCATCAATGAAAATTAAATCATATTTTTTATCTGTGGTTTTAAAAAAGTCATCTGAATACATCTTATGAGTCAAAATATACTTTTCTATATAATCATAAATTACAGAATCTTTTTCATTTGGCATATAAATGTCTTTATTGCCTTCATAATTTGAAGATTTTACAAAAGGGTCAACGCATTCTTTATTTTTACAATTAATTTTCAAAAAATTGTTACCTAAATCAACTCCTATTTCTAAATATTTTTCAAAGCCATACGTATCAATAAGTTTATTGATTATAATACTTCTTTCTATATCTTCATTATTTTTCATCTTCTTTCTTAATTACTTGGTTGATTATTGTTTCAAAATCTTTAATATCAAAAATATTATCTTTATATATTTCTGTATTCATATGCCCATATTTCTTGTTTATAAAATATAGAATTTTAATACCATTTTCTTCGCACAAAGTATATTTCTGTTTATCTCTTTTTTCTATTTCATTTAAAGTTTCATTAAAACTACCATCAATAAAGTGTTGTCTTCCTTGACATTCAATACCTATGTTATATTCAGGAATAAAAAAATCTAAACTTTGTTTTCCTAACCATTTAAAATGTTTCTGTTCCACAAATTCTATATCCATTTTTCTTAATTTTTCACGAGCATTTTTTTCTAATGCGGAAATATTTTTGCATTTTGGGCAACCATATCCTAAAATTGCGTGATTATATGCATTTTGTTCAAAATCTCCGTGTATTGGGCACGTAATTATTACATTTTTATCACATCTAACAAAAATAGATTTTGAATAATCATAAAAATTATTGTGCTTATTTTTAGCGTATTTTTTAAAATTTTCAGTATTAAAAATTAAATCATTGCTACATTCTTTACACCCCTCATATCCATATAAATGATTAGCAGGAGTTTGCCAAAATTCGCCGTGTTTAGGACAAATTATACATACTTTTGTCTGATTATTGACATATTCTACTTTTGAATAATCATATTTTTCACCCCAAACTTTTTTAGCGTCACTAATAAATTTTTCTATTTTCTTCTTTTTAATAGTATGCAATTTCTCATAACCACAGTATTTACAACCGTCTCCAGATAAATGTTTACTTGGTAATTGCCAAAATTCGCCGTGTTTAGGACAAATTATACATACTTTTGTTTTAGAATCTACATAATCAACTTTTGAATAATCATATTTATTATGGTGTTTAAGATTTGCTTTTTTTATAAAAATTTCGGTGGTATATTTTCCTTTCATATTATTCGAACTTTAATATAAATATCATTAACTTCGAGAAAATCACTTTTCACCTTCTTTTTTTATGACTTGATTAATCATTAATTCTTTTTTCATTACAAGGTTCCACATTTTATCATATTGTGTTCCCCTAAAAATTTGATAATATATATCAACATCTTTTGTTTGTCCAATTCTATAAATTCGGTCTTGATATTGGCGACAGTTTCCTGGCACATAATCAAAATTATTAAAAACTAATTTATTAGCAACCGTTAAAGTAAGCCCTACTCCGGCAGCAATAAGTTGTCCAATAAATACCATAACATTGGGGTCTTCCATAAATGCTTTTTGAGCAGCATCTTTTTGCTTTTGATTCATTTTACCGTTATAAACCACGCATTTGTCACCATAATAATCTTTCAACATATTAAGTTCTTCATCATAACAGGTTGCGATTATAACTTTTTCACCTTGTGAAATGAAATCGTCGGTCATTTTTATGGTGTTTGGGACCATTTGGTTGGAACAATATTTGCGATAAATTGCACCCTCAAGAAGTTCTTTGTTTATCTCTTTTGTAGGGTCAGCCTCAAGTTGAGCGGCCTCGTATTCATCCCAAAGTTTCGCATATTCCATCTGTTGAAGCATATTGAAATCATAAAATACTTCGTGAACGGTTTTATTTGGAAGACCACTTGCCAAATCCTCTTTAGTTCTACGCAAATAAATGTGTGAAATACGCAATTTTAACTCTTCAAGATTTGTTCCATCTTTTGCAATAGTAATATGTCTTGCATTTTCACGAATATATTGTTTAAGTTCATCTTTCTCATCCTGTGTGAGGTCGTACCAAGATGCCTTATTTTTTCTTTTGAGATAGAAATTGGTATATTTTTCTTTCTCACCTTTAGCAGGTATCTTCATAGCCCCACAATATCTATCCATATAGTATTGCCAATCATTTGTAATTGGGTCATCAAGGAATTGAAGTACACAATAAAGATTCTGTGGATTATTGGTAATAGGAGTACCCGTTGCAAGATAAATACTATCGGGATTTCCCCTCTTGATAAGGTCCTTAATTATCTTATAACGAATTGAATCATTATTTGAAAGCCTATGTGCTTCATCAATAATGATTAGTGATTTCTTATTAAGAATATATTGAAGCATAGGACTTTCTTCTAATGCTTTTTGAATATTTTCCTTACTTCTCGTTACAGGTATCTTATAAAACTCTTCAAGTACGTCAAAATTAACAATAACAAACCTATTGTCAGACCATTTACCTTTGTCTTTTGCCTCTTCTTTTAGTTCTTTTACAGTCATCCCTGAGCGTCCTTCTTTGTAACCTAAAAATTTCTCTAATTCAGGCTTGGTCATACCGATAGGACTTTCAATTATTGTAATATCTCGCTCAGGTACATACCACATCAACTCCTTCTTCCAATTTGTTTTGAGAGAAGCAGGACAAATAATAATAACTGAATCAAAATTACCTTCAATTGAGGCTACTGATAACTCCAATGATTTACCAAGGCCCATATCATCCGCAAGAATACACTTTTTTCTTGATAAAAGAAACTGAACAGCCTCTTTTTGATGAGGTTTGATACGTCTATTGGGGTCTTTGGACATAGAAATCCTATCAT